AGGAGGGAGATACTGTTTGAAGCTTGTCAAGCTGTATCCCTGCCGAGGCGTTTATATCTGTATTCAGAATTGTCCCATCCAATATCATCTGACTGGTCACAGTTCCAGTATCAGCGTCAGTAATTAAGGTTCCCGTAATATCTGGCAGCGTTAAAGTTTTATCTGAAAGAGTCGGATTTGCACATGCAAGAGTGAGTTCAAAATTATCTACACTCGACCCCTCAAAAACAAGAGATCCAGTTGAGCCTATTTCTAAAACACCAGTAATAGTTGATCCTGCTTTTGCTACTTTGTCTGTCTCTAATTCATCAATAGCTGATTGAACATTAGTGGCAACTAATTGACCAAATGGAGTATAAGAAATTGCTGAAGCTTGCTGAGAAGCAACAGTGTCTGACAACTCGATTCTCACCCAGTTACTAGAGCTGCTCGAAGTCACCCCTAAGAGGTAGTCGGGGGGCTTTAATTCAACGGTTATTCCTGATATTCCGCTAGGGGTTCCAATATTATTTATTACGACATATCCTCCGTCCACAGATTCTGAAGCTGTTGGTAAATTTTGACCTACTGTTAGACCAGCGGCAGAACCTGCGCTAGTTACAAACGTAACTTGGCTGGCATTTGGATCATAGGTTCCAAATCGCTGCAAGGCTCCCTTAGTTAAGGTCGTAATCGGATTCCAAGCGTTACCATCGTGCAGCCACGCTGATTCATCAATTGGATCAAAAAGCAATTGGCCAGTGAACTGTGCAGTTGGGAAACCTAATTGGGCTACTGATTGTATAATCGCAGTTGATGAATTACTTAGTTTTGTACCATCAATACTATCTGCCTGAATCCTTGCAGCATCTAAGCTTCCACTTGTTATTTGACTAGCCGAAAGGTCAGGAATTTGACTTGCAACTAAGCTAGACCCTGCTGTTACTGCACCCTTATTATTTACGGTTACTGATTGATAAGTACCAGCACTGATTCCGCTTGTTGATGTACTTAAATTACCTGAGCTATCAATCTCTAATCCACCACCAGTTTGAATAATTACAGCTCCTTTATTACTATTATCAGCAGTCGGTAAATCAGATCCAACTAATGCTGTAGAACCAGTAATCTGTCCAAACGAGTTATAAGTAAGACCTGATATTGTGGTTCCTGTTGTTGTTGCACTAATGCTTAATTCACCTGTTCCACTAACACTTAAGCCTCCAGATGATGGAACAGAAACAGCACCAATTGCAGAACTTGTTGCTTTTACTGCACTTAAATCTGAGGCAGTTAACGCACTAGATCCAGTTATCAATCCTTGGGCATTGTAGTTAACTTTTAATGCACCATTTACAGCACTTACAACATTATTAATTCCAAGATTTCCCCCAGAAATATTTAAACTTCTGTCGATGTTTGAAGTTGAAAGCTTGACCGCTGTTATTGATCCATCTCTTAACTTAGTACTTGCATCAATTCCTGTTGTAGAAGAGCTAGAAGTTTGAATCTTATCATTAGTAATATTTCCATCAATTATGTTTGAAGTTCCAACACTATTTGCACCTAAAACTGAACTTGAATCAACACTAAGAACGCCTCCAGTAGTAACTGATAATCCGCTGCCTACTTGAACAACACCTAAAGCAGATGTTGTTGCTTTGGCATTGCTTAAATCAGAATTGCTTAAATCAGCTACTGAAGTTATAAGGCCTTCACTATTAAATGAGATTCCATTTTTTGTAGATGCTCCACCGACAACAGCGTTATTAATTCCAAGATTTCCAGAACTTACATTGATACTTCTATCTAAATTACTTGGATTTATTGCCGCTGGTAAAAGAGATCCAGTTGCAACTTTTGTTCCACTAACTCCTGAAATCTTATCGTCATTAACAGCAGAATTTAAAATGCGATCAGTCGTAATAGCATTGTTTCCAATTCGATCTGCTGGTATTTCTCCACTCGTTAAAAGAGCTGCACTATGGTTAGGAATATCTGATCCAGAAAGATTTGAAGCTGCACTAATAATTCCTTTTGTAGAAACTGTTACTTTTGTGTAATCACCAGCAGTCAATCCAGACTGAGTTTCAATAGATATATTTCCACTACCATCAACATCAATCCCAGAATTACTTGGGACAATCACCCCTCCTTTTGAACTGGTGGTTGCTGTAGGAATATTGCTTGCAGTATTACTTGTACTTCCAGCCGTTACTTGACCCTTTGCATTAACAGTTACAGATGCATATGTACCAGGAGTTAAACCAGATACGTCAGCAATTGATATTGCACTATTACTATCAATCGCCAACGCTCCAGCAGTAGGAACAGAAACAGCTCCTAAAGCAGAAGTAGTTGCACCAGCTCCACTTAAATCAGAAGCTGCTAAATCTCCAACAGATGTTATTAATCCTTCTGCTGAATATGTAATTCCATTTTTTGTTCCAGCTCCACCAGTTACAACATTTGTAATTCCAAGCTTTGAACTAACAACGCTTAAACCTCTATCAAATTTTGAACTATCAAGCTTATCTACAGTAACCGTTCCATCTCTGAGCTTGGTACCCCCATCAATTCCCGTAGTCGCTGAACTAGAAGTTTCTATCTTGTCATTAGTAACAGCCAGATTTTGAATAGCTATGCTTGGGACTTGATTAGTTGTTAATGTCCCAACCTTTACCGCTGGAATATCACCATCATCAATAACAGCTACACCACCAGCAATTAATGCTTTTACTGTTAGCTGCTTAGTCTCATTTGCACTAAGATCAGCGACTACAGCAGCATCAGTTGCTGCTACAGAACTTTCTTGTAATACGGGCAAGCCTGTTATTTCTAAATCTGGCATAACCTCAAACTAAAAACCTTAGACCTATATTATCCCTCAGTAACCAGAATTGCTTAATACGTTTTATTGTTGTTCTAATAAAATTGGACTTCCATCTTCTTGGAGAATCTTATAAGTATCCTCTTGTAATAGATAGCTTGGAGTTGCTCCAGTATTTAACTTGATTTCTCCATTGGTCACAAATTCAATTCTTGATGTAACTTGCTCTGTTGCTGGAACACTTATTACAACATTAGTTACAACACAATTTGCCTGATACCAAACACTATTAGAAGTATTGGAATTATCTTTGTAAATATAAAATCTAGATTTAAAATCAGCACCCTGAGTAAGCCTTACGACTAGCTGAGCAAGATAAAAAGGAAATTCTCCATCATCTCCACATTCTTGATTTACTTTTGCTTGATTATGCTCCCATAAACATTCAACAGTTCCTTGACCACTAATCAGCCCAGCTTCATATTGCCTTTTAAATTGATCTCCTAAAGAAGTTAAATCAACTGAATCTCTCATAGTGGTTATTTCAAAGCTCGTAATATTTGCAAGATGCCTAAACCTTGTATTTCTTGTTTTAATCGTTATATCTTTTTTAGTGCTTGGAGTTGATAAAGCAACAGCCCCTGCAACCCCACCAGAAATAGAAGCTTCAAATGTCGTATATAATCTCAAACCCCCTAAGGCATCAACATGAACAAACCAAGACCCATCTGGATAGTTATGGCCTGTTACTAATTCAAGATTAGATTTATCTACAGTTTCAATATCTATATAATCTCCTGTAATCAATGCCCCAGATGCACCCTTAACAGAGAATCTTTTTAGTGTTGTATTTACGTCACTAGGATCTAATTGAGTTCCTAAAAAAGAATTTAAGGAATCTCTTTGCAGCTCAATATCACCATATTGTCCAAGATATATTCCTTTCACAATTAATTAATTAAAGTTGTATTTGTGTAAGGTGCCCCATTTGCTTCCCATGTAAATTCAACATTGGTTATTTCACCAACAGAGACTCCCATTGAAACACCAGTTATATAAACTTCAAATTGAATATCTCTAGCGTTTGAATCTCCTGTGCCTTCAGATAATCGCAATTTTAAAACTACCTTGTCAGAAGAAGAATTAGTTCCATCACCAGCAGAAGAGCCAGTTTTCATTGCAGCATCTAATAATGCTTTTACATTAGAAGTTCCACCAGCTTGAGCTGTGTAATAAGACGCTGTGGCACTGCCTGAATAAGATCTAAGACCATCTGTAATCAATCGGTCAGTATCTCCAAGACTTGTGGTTTCAAGTACAGCCATAGACATGGAATAATTCCAGCTCTTTATTTGGCCTACAGCAGATGAAGAGGTTCCTATGAACAACTCCCCATCTTTGCCTGTGTAAAAATTAGCCACTTCCCCTAGTCAAAAGTTGAATCTATTCTATATGAATATCATTCCTTAGGCAGAATCAAAGACTAAGAATCTAAACAAGCAACAAAATTACAATTCACATTACTAATTCCAGGGAACACACTTATCACTTCTGGAGGGCTTGAATATCTCCATCTCAGAGATGTACCAGATTCATTTAAAAAAGTTTTTAATGAATTGGAGGCAATACCATCTGTGATTTTGGAATTATCAAAACTCACATAATCCCAATCAGAATTAACGCTTTCATAATTAGATAAAATCAAGGCTGCATCAGCATCTGAAATATTGGTAAAACCTAGTTTTAAACTTGCATCTACCCTTTTATTTGAATATCTAATATGTGTCTTTGTCCCATCAAGACTTTGAAAGCTAGTACTTGGATATACCCCTGGGTTATAGCTTCTTGTTGAAACTTTTATTGAGGGTGGGAAAGGAACAGAATTTGCCATTAGTCTCCTACTACCTCAAAATCAAGATCCCAATTTTGCATGACAGCTAAATTACCATTTCCATCAACTGGAGCATAGCTACCAGATACCTCTATTAAACCTTCTTCCCCATAAGAAATAGTTTCACATTTATAAATTTTATTTTCTGTCGTTGTATTTTTAACAGAGAAAACAGATCCATAAAGGCTCTCATCAACATTTGTTGTATCTAGGGTTGCTTCACTAACTCCAACAGTTCCAGGTTTCCAATAATAAATAGAAATATTGCTTGGATAACCAACAGAATCTTTTAAGCCATCCATACTCACAATCTCACCATTAGCAGAAATAGCACCATTTCTAAACCTTGAAGTATGAGTCACCTCACTAACTAACTTAAAATATGAACCTGGGCTGATATTTTCCAGATACTGAGGAGCCGTTGTAAAAGTAATTCCATGATCAACTAAACGTCTTGTATTAATGGCATAACAAGCAAAGGTTTTTGCCTGCTGGTAAGAGGTGCAAAATCCAGACAAATCAAAGCTCTCTGTGGGATCCTGAGCTGAACCATAGCTTGGTGAAACTACAATAGATTTTGTCTCTGGAAAACCATTTTCTGTTTCGCTTCTATACATAACTGCTGCTGAAAACACTTGTCTCTCTTCTGGACTCAGGAAGCTCACCTGTAGATCTTTGATATTGCCATCAGTAAACAACCCCATCACTTTTGGAGGCTCATCTTTATCTATAAAGTTTTCACCATTAACGGGAACAGAAGGTTTAAGACTAAATTTACCTCCAATAATTGTGAAATCTAATAAGCAATACCCAGCCTGTTCAAAAATAAAGTCTCTTAAATTTATCTTGCTTGAAATTGTTCCATCCCAAAAGAAATTATTTTTCTTACAGAAATCTGCTGCATCTTCCATTGCATCCTTATCAACAGAATCAACACCAACAAGTTTTCCAGCTCCAAAATCTGGGTCAATTAATAGGGCATAAGCAATTTCTGGAAATAAATTTGATGCACTTTTTCCACTTGTTATTAATCTTTCAATCTTGATTCCTTTCTTAAAATACGCTGAAAACTGACTAAAGTTTGTCCATTCTTTTGAACTATTTATTCTAATACCACTAAATGCAAGATCACTATATTTAGCCGCTGCACCATCTCTATTTCCAACAGGTTTT